GGAGGCAGGTCATCCCCGATGATCCGCATCGTTTCTTCGATGCCGTTGTCGTCAACGAACTTCTGACGCTGTTCCGGTGACATAGCTTGCAAGTCGTTCTTCGCTTTCTGTCTAGTCACGCTTTTCTTGCCCAGAGGGATACCGTCTTTGGCTGTACGCCTTCTGGTATCTAGTTCCCCGGCCAAACTTTCGACCACACTAGTTAGAAAACTTGTCTTCTCTTCTGGCATACTACCCCGCTAATTGTGTTCCCCTGCGATCAGGGTTGAATACGTTCGGTGTCAGAGCGTTATTCAGTTCTTGCACCCCGCCACCAGCCTGGTTACCGTTCTGAGGTGGAATCATGCCGGCCAGGGGGTCACCTCCGCCTTGCGGACCACCCATACCACCCATCGGACCCATCGGGCCACCCTGGCCGGCGGCTGCTGCTGCGGCCTCGTCTTCCATCTCTTGTAGCATCTGTGCGATGCCCTCTTCTCGGGCTACATAATCGGCAAGTATCTTCATGACTTCGGGCTGGGAGAGTACTTGCTCTCTGGTTATGCGCCCTTCTTCGCCAGTAGCGTCTTCTAGTCGTGCGTCGGCGCTCCAGTAGGTCTGTTTGGACTTCAAACCCTGCTGTACCTCGCGCAGACCCATCTCCCGGTTCTGCATCTGGAGTACCGGGTCTACCAATTCAAACTTCACATCGACTGAATACTCCCCTTCAAGGTCAGAAGGTCGTATCTCGTGGCCCTGGACCCGGAGATCAAGGTCAAGTACGTCGATAAGTTGCAGTATATGGCCGGTTGATACGCTCACAAGGTGCTGTAATTGCACTGATGGAGCCACGAATTTACGGTCAGCGCTGGTACTCAGGATCGCTTGTTGACCCACAGTCGAAACGCCCTGCTCCCGGATGCCAGCGACGGACCTATTGTAGGTTCCCATGTCCAGATCGCGGTCGATCCACTGTTCAGACTCGAACATCCAGCGTGGGAGCTGTTGCATCTCCATCCTGAAGTACTCGCCGCGCTGTCCTTCGAGGATATCGCCCCGAGCTAACTGCTGTTGCAGTTCTGCTGCGTCCCCGGTGGTCACCATCGGGTTGAAAGCAGCGTCGATCACCGCGTTATGTCTAGCTGCGGACTCCTGTGCTTGTGCCAGGAGGTCTTCCATCGCGTGATCGAGCAGTCCAACCGCCATATAAGAGGGGTCGATGTTCTCCATCTGGGTCGGTTCACTGCCGTAACCGGCAAAAGCGTGGGAGAAAGGCACAAAACCCCAGGTATTCGGTTCAACGAACAGTTGTTCGCCGGTAGAAGTGAACATCGCGTGCCAATTCTCGGACCAATACTCGTCAGTGAGTATCATCTCCTGGGGATTGTCGCGCTCGAACACCTCGACTTCGACGTTTCGGCCCTTGGTCTTGCCCTGAGAACGGGCATAAGTCAGGTCATATAGGTCGCCGGCCAAACGATAAGTGTGCTTTATAGCCATGTTGGGCCGTTTCCTGGTCGGGTCCATCAAGACACGGGAAGGATGTGGTGTCCTGGTGCGGAAGGGAACCAGTGATTTCTTGGTGTTCTCCCACACTCTGACCCTGGTGTCGTAGTCTTCGGTAGCTTCGCTCCGTTTCTTGACAGGTTTGTCCCGTCTTTTGTTCATGACCACGGAGTCCAAACCGTCTTCGATGACTGCGTACCCATAAAGCATCATGTGTTTGGCGGCTTGTTTCCAGGGAAGGGAGATCTCCTCAAGTCCGATCTGCTTCAAGATAGCCCGGATGGCCGGTTCTACCTTGTCAGCCTTGGCTTTATGCTCTTCGCCCTGCCCGACTGGCTCTCTGTGGATGGTCGGTTCGTGGGCTAGTTGTCGGTCAACAGCGTGATCGATGATACTTCTAGCCCTCATGGGGCGATACCAGCCTGGTCTATCAAGCCCGTCCGGCCAGACCTGGAACGTCCGGTTGTAATAACTATCAACCTGTTCCCATTTGCCGTGGCAGTTAGACCACAAGTCCTGCAATTGCTTCCTTGCTATCTCAACCGAGCCTGATGTGGGCTTTATATCCTGGGGCATATCACCACCGCCTACCAGATGTAGTATGGATTATACTACCCCAGGTATCTTCGCCGCCTGGAGTAGCGGATGGGATGGACCGGGAGGCTGATCTAGCGTGCATCCGCATCTGCCAGGCGATGCCAACAGCGGTTGGATAGTCGTCGTGGCCGCCGGAACGCGCTTCGATACGCACCCTACCTTCCCGTCTTTCCCTATATATTACCTCAAAGAACTGTGACAGCCCATCTTCATTGAAGATAGTGATCTGTCCAGTCTCGATGGCTTCCCTGAGATCGCCCCACAACACGTTCCGGGACCGCTCGTCGGTGTGCCAACCCACCTTGTTCCCGTCGTCCCGGTGATAAAGGTGCCGATACCGCATGGCCTGGGCCGTTCTGATGGCTAAGATACCCCATTCGTTGTCTTCAATAGCCCAGACGGGGTTCCGGTACCGTTCCAGCAGCTCCATGCTTGCTATCGCTAGTTGGTCTGGAGGCACGGTGTTGTTCTTGATGTCGGCAACCACCGCCCCGGTATTCATGTGCATGATCACCGTTACTCCATCGTCACCATTCCCACCGACACCGTGTGACGGGTCAGTCCCGGCCATGTATTTCTGGTTCGGAAGTGCGATGAAGTCTTGATAGATGTTGGCAGTAGTCACACCAACCGGGATCTGCATGACTGGCGGTTTCACCTGGCTTTGAAGTGCGGTCAGTCTGACCAGATTGAACGCCGCGATACCCGCAGCCGGTGCGAATGCCTCGGCTTCAGTCTCAGAATGCTCCTTCTGGAACAAAGCCTGGTCCATGTACTCGGCCTTGGTCTTCTTGTACCAGTCGTCGTCCCGTTCCGGTCTAGCCCTCCACCCGAAATACAACTTCGTGAAGCCGTTCACGGGCGCTAACTTGTAAAGATCCTGAAACAGACTCCGGGCTTTATGAGGGTTAACGGTACTAGTAAGTATCAGATACCCGTCATTATCGTCCAACCCCGGCTTCACCGAGTTATAAGCCGCGTCCAGATACTCATGGAAGTCCGCCTCGTCCATGACAACGAGCGTCGGGTTCAACCCACGACCCGCAGACTCGGTACTAGGAAGTGTGAGTATCCTGCCACCATTGGCAAAACTCATCTGTTCCCTGTTATTCGGGAACTCCGTCCCTTCCCCAAGCGGTTCTTTCAACCCCTCCGGCAGGTTCCGGTAGGTGTTCCGACTCTTAGCTAAGAACTCCCAAGCGTCCCTCTCCCCCTTACTGAAATACAACACCAACGCCTGGGGCGTGAACATGGCATGCCACAAACCAAAAGCCGACAGATTAGTCGTTATCCCTATCTGCCGGCTCTTCGCTAGAACTATCCTCTTACTCTCCGATAAAACCCGGTTCATGGTCTTGATATGGTCCCATTCCAACAACGGAACCATCCCCTCCCCACTCTCACTTATCTTCACATAAGGAACGAACCTCTCATAAGACCTCTTCGCCCTCTCATGCCCAGCTAACATCGCTATCTGGACCTTCTCTTCCTCGTTCAACCCCAACGCAGCTAGATCAATAGCCATAAAACCCCTTAACCAGAAGTGATTATCTTGTTCTCCAGGTACTTCAGAGTCAGCCTAATCCCACACCCAACACACATATCATAACTTCCGTCATCCTTCAGATCCTCACTACCGCAATCAGGACACGTCCACCGATCCAACGAAGACAAAGTCACTCCCAACAACTCATAAGACACCTTCTCAGAAGTAGAAGTGTCCTCGTAATGCACCCCGTAACCAAATGCCCGTATCGTCAGATCAGGATGATCGATATTAACCATACTTCGTTACTCCGTCAAAACCCCTTTTAAAAATAGTTATATGCGTATTTTTGAAACAGCCTTTGAAGAAACAGAATCAACCTGGTCCGAAGCTAAAGAAGATGCCAGTAGCAGCAGCAGAGAGCGGCTGAGAAGCAGTTATGAGACTGTTGCAGGAGCGGCTGAGTGACCCATAACCATACCAGTACCCCGCCCC